GAATTTGTCGCACTGTGTCTTTCAATGAAACCAGAATTGATAAAAGACAGTCATTACCGTGTCCGTGAAAAGACACACGAAGAATTAGAAGGAGAGAAAAATGAGTAGGGAACCCACAACAACACAACGAAATCACCACTGGTCGACCGAAGACGATCAGCATTTGGCCAAAATCATTGAAGAGCTTATCCCTCTGAAGGATAGAATGCAGGGTCAGACAGAAAGGAAGTATTCTCGAAAATCCTTCTACGATTCTGTCGCCGGTGTTCTTGCGGTGAGGCACGGTATTTTTGTTACCGGCAAAGCCTGCGACCAGCGTATCCGTAACCAAGTTAATTTGCGTAAGCGAGACGAAGCGCGTCTTCGTGCCGAGGAAGAGTTGGTTGCTTCCACGCTGGCCAAGGAAAAGGCAAAGTGGGTGGCGAAGGAAGGGAAAGATCCGAAGCCAGTAGAAAGCTCACCATCGGTGCCGGACACACTTGCCGATGCAATCGAGCGGATGGATGACATCTTAGAGGACCGGATGGTAACGAGTCGGGCTGTCGATGCTGAGATCGACGAGACACTGAAGAACCTTCGGCTGCTGAAGAGCGGACTGGAAGGGACCATTGTTAGGTTCGAGATGTCTGTTCGCCGCTTCGAAAACCTTTTCCGCAACTTGGAATTCCGAGTGGTAGGCAAAGACCCACAGGGAGGTGCGGATGACAATCGAAATTCCGACAGCAAAGTCCTCTAAGATTATGAATCTTGGAGACCAAGTCATTACTATCTACGGGCAGGCAAAGATAGGTAAGTCTACCTTTGCCTCTCGGTTTCCGAACGCACTGTTCGCAGCGACCGAGTCTGGGTTAAACTTCCTCGAGGTTTATCAGGTTCCCATCAACTCGTGGCCGGACTTGCAACCCACAGCATGTGGAGACTCTGGTCATCGACACGGTGGACATCCTGTACAGCCACTGCGAGGCTCACGTCTGCGAAAAGAACAACATCGAGCACCCCTCCCAGATGCCATATGGCAGGGGTTTCGGTGAGCTGAAGAGCGAGTTCAAGCGTGTGTTGACCAAGCTAAGTATGCTTCGCACTGCTACCGGTGGTCCGATGGGCTTGGTGATGGTGAGTCATGACCGGGTCATCGAGGAGGAGACGCGAACGGGGACACGGAAGTACTCTGCCCCTGACCTTGCGAACTCACCTCGTACTATTATCGAGGCGATGAGTGACTTGCTTTTGTTTGCAGACACGGAGCCTGACGGCACTCGAGTATTGCGAACGAAGCCTGACGACAGATGGCGTGGTGGTGATAGATCGGGCTTGCTACCTGAGACGATGCCACTAGATTATGACGAGCTTGTACGAGTATTTGAACAAGGAGACGATACATGAGTAATGCATTCAACTGGGACGAGATAGACAAGAGCTGGAAGTCTGCGAAGGCAGACACTGATGAAACAAAGACGGACTTCGAAGAGGTTCCCGATGGGGCTTACGTGTGCGTGATAGAGCGCGCAGAGTTTCGTAAGTCCAAGTCGGGCAATCCTTATCTTAGCCTGGCCCTGGTTGTCGATAGCGGACCGCAAGAGGGGCGGTGGATTTGGAAGCGCAACATGCTTGGCACTCAGGACAACTTGACCTTTCTCAAGAAAGACCTGGCTGTATGCGGTGTGAATATACCGGAGAAGCTAAGCGACCTGAAGCTCGAATCATTACTGGACCTCACGGTCAGGGTAACGAAGAAGACGACAACCAAGGATGATCGTGAGTATGAAAATATATACATTGACCGATTGGTGTCCGAAGTGAAAGGAGACACCAACCAGAAAACAGAGGATAAGAAAGACGATGAAATCCCATTCTAACAAAACTATGGATCCAGCTACCCCGCAAGATGTAATGAGCGAGATAGTCATCAATCTTGGGTCGCTTACCATGCAGCTCAAGGAGGAAATTGATAGCGCTCACTGCCCATCATCTGAAACCTTGAGCGAAATCCATAGCCTAGTAGGCGAGCTGATTTGGCTGTCCGGTGGCATTCACATGGCTGAGTTCCTCACGTCGCAGGCGAAGAGCCCGGAAGAGGTACTGAACTAGTGGGTAAGGGCCAACGGGTAAAGGGCCATCGCTTCGAGCGACAGGTGGCAGCAGATGCTACCGTCGCTCTGGGCGAGAAGGTTCAGCGGACCATCCAATTCAGGGGTGGTGAGTCCGAGGGCTCTGATGTAGTAGTCGAGCCATTCGCAATTGAATGCAAGCACTACAAGTCTCTCGGTGGCCTGCTCTATCGTGCATACGAGCAAGCCACGCGGGATGCAAAGGAAGGCTACATCCCTATCAGCATCTGCAAGGGTGACCGCAAGGAACCCGTGGTCCTGATGGGATACAAAGACTTCTGGGAACTAATCAAAGAATGGAGAGAGAGGGGTGAGTAATGTTTGAATGTCCGTCGTGTGGTGGTATCTTCGAGCGCAGCTGTAGATATAGTGGTACACGCAGGCACGTAGCGAGGTGCGAGAAGTCCACCCCAGAACAACGCAAGGCCTTCAAGGCAACTGGACACTGGCCGAGGAAAGACAGAAAGCGTGCAAGCGATAGAGGCCAAGTATCAGTGCGATAACTGCAAGAGAGTCACATACATACAACAAGACAGGGTGCCAGTAGGATGGTATCGAATGAAACTATGGAACGATAATAATGAACCAACAGACCCACAGGATATCTGCGACAGTTGTTCGCAGGCGGTACTCCAAGCAATCGGACGACGCAAGCATATCGAGCGAGGACGGCACTACGAAGGACCGAGACAAGAGCATCTCAAGAGCCCACAGGCTTGCGATGCAGATGCCAAAGCTCGCCTCGCTGCCGCCAGAAACGCCAGCACCTCCGCCGACTAGCCAATAACCGACAAGTTCTTCTTGCTACTCATGGGTAACCCAAGGATGCCCCGCTTCTTGGTATTCCCCAGCCGATGGCCGGACGTGGCACTGGCTTCGGGTACTACCTTCAGGATGGCCTCCTTGAGGTGCTGCCATCTGACCGGGTAGTTGACACCGACTTGCTTACACCAGAACGCATAGACCTCGTGCAGATGCTCTCCTGACATGAAACCAAAGGTAGCATCGGTGAACGGACCTTGCCGTCTGTCTCCGTGTGCCTGTTCCCAGTCCTTCATGATTGCCTGAAGGCCAAGGTCCACCAGCATCTCTGCGAACTGTATCTGACTCGGCTTGGATGCATCCAGCAGTAAGTTGCGAGCATCGTTGACGAATGGGGTGGCAAGGTCACGCACGATGTCTCTCTCCAGCAGGTACGATAGGAAGTGTCGCGCACCGGGCCACCCGTTGTTGCGCTCTGTGACCAGTGTCTTTATGACACCTGGCTCTAGCTTCTTATCTTGTCTGAACACGTTGTATCGCCGGTCTCCCGGCTCCAATCGGATAGGCATGTCATCGTTCGACATCAGGACCATGTTGAACCAGATAGGGTACTCTTCGCCTGCCTTGTGCATGCGTCGAACCATGATCGTCGGCTCTGTGATCCAAGCCTTGAGCTTGTTGAGGGTCTTGGCGTCTCGGTAGCCAGAGCACGCAACCTCGTTCGCTATCACAAGCAGTGCGCGAGTCAGCGTTCCGGGGTCGAACCTATCTTCCATCTGGGTCTGCATGACTTCGGTCATCATCTTGCCGTATAGAGCTTTCATGATTCCGTCTGGTCCCCAGAAGAATCCCTTACCCGTACCTTGGGTGCCGTAGTAGATGAGTGCGGTCTTGTTTCGCGTAGCCCCCTTGCCTTGGTATAGGCCTTGGAGGGGCTTTGCTATCCAGTCAAGGCAATATTCGAACGACTCCGGGTCTTCACCGCAGAGCCAATGCAGGAGCCACTTGTAGATGTTACAGTCTCCCTCTGCCGGTTCGAGGTGAAGTCCCCTGAATTGATTGAGCCATGTGTTGCCGCGCTCTATGACGACAGGCTGGGTCGAATTTGGATTGAATACGATATCCCTTGCGGATGGCAGCGCAGACGAGATGGCCTGTGCCTCCTCCTGATCATAGCCTGCACCACGCAGTCTCGATGTCAGCGAAGAGCGGCCAGATGCATCGTACCACTGACCACCGGCAAGGTATGCAAAGCGTCCACTGTCTAGCTGGTAGAAGCCGAAGTGGCTTCTTGCCGCAGAGTTCAGCAGTGTGATCGCTTCTTGCGTACCGAACCGCGACACACAGTCCGTCAGGTCTGTGTAGTCTGGAAGGATAACGCGCTGTGCATTTGGGAAGGCATTTGCCGACCGCTGCCAGTACTTATCCCCAGCCGTATCGGCATCCATCACAAGAACTACCGATGTCGGTGGCTCTGTGATGAGCTTTGCTGTTTCGTCCCACCATCCGGGGCTACCGGCTGCGCCACCCGGCGAGCCGAGGATGCCGCCTTCGATGTATCCTTCTTCTCTAAGGCACATCAGCAGTATGGTATCTATCTCCCCTTCTGCGACGTACAGCACCTTTGACTTGCAAAGGTTTGCTGCTGCCGGCGGTGGATCGCCAAGCCATACCGGCGTACCGGAAGGCAGACCAACGGCTTCATTAGATAGGCGAAGGGACTTGAACTTGGTTTTGCCATGTCCTACGAATCGCCTTATCCCGCTAACTACCGAACCATGAACATCGTACAGCGGAACAAGTAGTGTGTGTTCCCTGTGCTTTTTCCAGTAGTCTTGCTTGAAGCCGCTGGTCCACCCAACGAATGAGAGCGCAGACTCTGCGAGATCATCATCCCGCCATCGACGCTTGAAGTATTGAAAGGCAAGCCTTGATTGTGGAACCGTAGCCTGTGCCTTTACCCATGTGCTTTCTATATCGATAGGCTCTACTGGCGCAGCATCTCTACGCGCAGAAGATGGGGTCCTGGGGGGTACGTATCTTTCGCGCCCATCAACGACCTCTGACGACACCGAGAGTGTCTCCGCCAGCTTGACAGCCCCCCAGCTCTCATCGCAGTTCCTGCATGTCAAAGTCCCCGGGTCGTTTGGCCCGTCATGTCCGGGAGGGTAAACCATCGCCGGTCCACTGTTGTTTGTCTGGTTCTTATGGGGGACGACCGGGCAAGGTAGATTGCGAATTGGGTCCACCCCGGCAACCCGACCTATTGCCGGATATCCGGCTTCAGTAAGTACTCTAACGATGTTCATGGGCGACAGGCTGGCATGGTGGAATTACCCTGTCAAGACGGAAAGATTTACTACGCAGTTTTAGATCTCATCAGGTTTGCGGCAGCAGCTTTGCGTGCTTTCTTTTTGGACATGACCTTGCCCTTGGCTGCGGTCAGCGCGGCGGCTACTGCCTGCTTGTGGGGTTTTCCTTCAGCAAGCAACTTCTTGATGTTGTGCTTGATGACGGACTTTGTTGCACCCTTACGTAGTGGCATCAGTTACTTCTGCCTCTTGGACCACTCTCTTCTTTCTTCCGCTGTCATGTCCTTGGTTGCTACATCTTTAAGCGGTCGAAGGCGAGCCTCTCTTATGTTCTTTGCTGCGATAGCGCGCACAAGTCCTTTCTGTGCAAGCCTCTTATGTACCCGTGATTTGTAGGCTCCGGCTGCTGGCTTTGCAAACTCATCCCTGTGGTCCCCGTAGTGGTTCTTGGGCCAGTGCGGATACAAGCGCTTTCCTTTCTTGGAGAAGGGATGAACTCCTTTTACGTTCTTATCGATATACCGTTGTTCTTTGGGTGTTAGTTTTGCAAACCTGAGTGTATCTTTTTTTGGAATACCGGGGAACCTAACGCCCACGCCTTTGAGGGTCAGCGCTTCCCATTTCTCCCTCCAAGTCTGATACTTGCCGGTCTTCTTCGCGGTCTGGTACTCTTTCTCGATCGAGCCGCCCCTTAGTATTTTTTCAGCAGCTTCTTTTCTTGGATTAGGCATCAGTCCCTCTCGTCCACCACCTCTACGGTGTTCGCTTCGATACGCACTACGCTGACGCGGTCAAGTACCTCGGCCCACGCCACGAGGAGACCAGCCTGTGCCACGTCTGACAGTGCTTCGACCCAGTTATCCCTTACGAAACCGGGCAGGTGCTTACGGGCCTCTGTCTTGGCCACTTCGAGCAATAGCTTGGCGACCTCTTCGGGTGTCATTCTACGCCCTCACAACACACGGCAGCGTCGTTACAGCCTACCTTGGGCACTGACTTGGCCTTGATCTCCGCCTTCAGGTCGCCGTCACACGTCACGGTAACAACGCCAGCCGGTGCAGCCAAGTCTGGATGAGAGGTAATGGTTACCTTGGCATTGTCACACAGGGTGACTCCGCACTCCATGAGGCCAAACGGCATACAGATGATAAGGACAGGCACAATTGCGCGACGCATTCCGAAAGTAACTGTTGCGCCAAGCAGGCTACACAGCGTAACGAATACCTCGTCCGGTACCTCAAGCTCTGTGTACAGCGGTAGCAATGTCTTAGCTATAATCAACACGGCCAACGCCAAGCTAGACTGAACGGTCAGGCTCTTCTTTGCCAGCGTTGTGGCTTTCTTTTCTTCGCTCATCTCGTCTCCAGTTTGTTCAAGATCCGGTCTTGATTTCGGATGATTACACTTTGATTCGTTTCAATCCTGATAACGGTCTCACTCGTTGAGTCGACCTTCTTCTTGAGGCGACTGACCTTCTTATCGGTCTTGTCGATGCGCTTGTATATGCGGACGTCTTCCTCTTGGAGGTCAGTGCGCTGCTCTTTCGCAGCCTCGTGCTTATACTTCGTGTCGGACTTCAGCATGCCAAGCTCGACGCTGCCCGTTACCAGCCAACCAACGAACAATACAATGCCAGTTATAACCGGCCACCAAGTCTTTACCCACGTCATGTGTTACTCCAGAACTTCAGCTTCTCAAGGGCCTCCGGTCGCATGCGGTTCTCGTCTACTCGGCCCTTGATTCCGGGCACACTACCATGACCCGTCCATTGCCATACATCCCAATCTGTCCACGGCTTCAGTGGCTTGGTTGGCTCCGTGACCGCTTCGTCTCGGTACTCGGCCCACCAAAGCGGGTACTTGGCCAATTGCTTCAGCAGCGCCGGCTCTCCATGCAGTAGCCTTGACGTCGTGGCCCATCGTGCCGTGTACATGATGGGTTTAACCTTCAGCTCTTCCTCTATGACGCTGCACCATTCGAAGATCCAGTCGAGGTTGTAGTTGTGATCGTTCTTGAGGAGACCACTTTCCAGGTCCAGAGCTGGAACAAGATCAGTAGGATGTGGAGCGCCATAACAGTCAATGAAATTATGAGCTTCATCGCGTGCGTCCTTGAGCTGCAAGCTCTGGTAAGTGTCAGGCCGTGCGAAGTGGTAGCCACCCACATGGATACCAAAGGCGCGAGCACCATCAAGGTTCTCCTGACGCCGCTGGTTCTTGTGAGTAGTGCCTTCACTCATCTTCACCCAGCAGTACTTGATGCCAGCATCAGCCACCTTCTTCCAATCAATCTCTCCGTTGTACCGGGAGACATCGATACCTGGAAGCAGACCCTCGGGGGTCTTGTTCTTCAGGCGAGCAAAGGCATCCTCGGCAGCGCCCACCTCACCGAACTCATGATAGAGATAGGTCACCGCCGCGCATAAAGTGACAGGACCAATGATGCCATCAAGCAAACCGGAGTCATACCCCGCAGAGTTCAGCCCCTCTTGCAGTCTTGAAACGTCATGGCGGTTCATTTCTTCTTTGCCTTCTTCTTGGCCTTGGCTTTCGGTTTAGCTTTAGGTTTAGGTGCAGCCTTGGTTCGTCTGCGTCGCGTTATGATAGAGAACATGTCTAACTCCTATGCTGGCACTGCGCCATATAGCTTGATAATGAACTGACCTGCGCCATATTCGCCGTCTGTCCCAGCCGCACCGGCGGTAAGGTACAGGTAATCACTGGTAAGATTTACAAGCGCAACGCGCGAGGCAGACTGCTGACTCATGCCAGCCGCCCATGCAGCACCAGCCGCAATTACCACGGTGTGGGTTCCTGCTGAATCATACAAAACCCCGTGGGTCAGTGAGTTCGAGTTCCCAACCAAGTCAATATCGGTCTGACCCGTGGTTGGCGTCTCGATGCAGGACATCTCTGCCCTATAAATAACCCCGTTAGTGGCCGTGGATAGCTGGGTGATATAGGCTGCCGCTACTCCGTCCTCGCCAATAACTGACTCTTCGTTTGTGGTAGATTCAGCCACCGCTGCACCAAGGTCAACGTGAATCGTTGTAACAATCTCTGCGCCAAGCTTTGAGACATACGAGGTTACGCCACCGCTTCGGTCAAATCCGCCACCGGGAGCAGCAGAGCCGTTTCCGTTGATGTCAAACATGTCAGCAAAGGAGCCGGAGGCCTTGCTCTCAACCAAGAAATGGCTCGCGTCTGTGGCTGAAACCTTCCACTGATCTGCCGACGCGCCATCATCAGCTTGCAGTTCCAGCGTAGCCTCGGCACTACTTGCGCCAATAACTTTGACCGTGCCATCGGCGTGCTGCAAAGTAAACGCCACCGACCCGGTTCCTTTCGGAGCAATCAGCGCGTGTACGTTTGCAGTGTCACCGGCTGCCTGAAGCAGAACGGCTGGACTGCCAGACGTAGCGTTGGTCATTGCCCAGTGGTTGACAGCGCTGCCTGTCTGGACAAACACAAGCTGCTCGTTTCCAGCGCCATCAGCTATGTA